TAAAGAAAAGCCCAAACATAATAGAGCATCGCATATGGCAGATGCAATTCGATATGCACTCTATTCATTTGAAACAAGTAACAGCGGGTTCTAAAGACACCTACTCAAAAATAGTATTTGACAAGACACCTGCCACACGATATAATTCTGGTATTGAAAAATGGATTTGAAAAGAGACCTCGTAAAATATATAAGAGATAAAGCAAAATCTAATTATGATAAAGGCACTGAGTGTTACATTTGCGGAGAGTGCGATGATTTGGATTTTCACCATTTTTATAGTTTAAGTCCTTTACTGCACCAATGGGCAAAGAAGAAGAAAGTAGTTCCTGAAGATGTAATGACTTTTCGGGATGACTTCATAGAAGAACACTGGGCAGAGTTGTACGATCATACAGTCACAATCTGTCACGCGCACCACTTACGGTTGCACTCAGTCTACGGTAGAGATCCCGGACTCGGAACTGCTAAAAAGCAGATGAGATGGGTCGAGATTCAACGAGAAAAACATGGCATGGTATAATAATATATTTCAGAAGAAGCTCGATGATACCGAGGAGAAGCTGAATCCGGCACAGCCTTTATTTGATCACAAAATAGAGGCGTCTCGTGAGCCTATCTATAACTATGAGCGCGCTTACGAAGAATTAGAAATCGTAAATCGTGCCGTGAATATGATCGTAGACGATACTGCCGAAATTCCTACTGCTGTAGGTGCACCTCTTAAAGGTATGGGCGGGGTTATTAAGAATATTAAACGTTCACGAGTTGAGCTTTTACTTAACAAAGAGCCTAACCCTTTTCAGGATATTAACACCTTTCGTCGTAATCTTATTATCGATATGTTACTGGATGGAAATATCTTTATTTACTTTGATGGAGCGCACTTATATCACTTACCTGCCTCCGATATGTTTATACACTCTAGCGATACTACTTATGTAGAAAAGTATACCTACAAAGAGCGTGTAGATTATTATCCGAATGAAATAATTCATATCAAAGAAAACTCCTTCTATTCAATCTATAGAGGTGTACCAAGACTTAGCCCAGCGCTTCGTACTATTCAATTGATGATGTCAATGCGTAAATTCCAAGATAACTTCTTTAAAAATGGAGCTGTTCCTGGTTTAGTACTGAAGTCCCCCAACACCCTCTCTGAGAAAATCAAAGAGCGTATGTTGTTATCCTGGCAAGCACGATACAAGCCAGATGCAGGTGGTCGCAGACCTCTCATCCTTGATGGCGGTATCGAAGTTGATAAGATTTCAAACGTAAACTTTAAGGAAATGGATTTCCAATCAGCTATTGCTGAGAATGAAAAGATCATTTTAAAAGCTCTTGGCGTACCACCTATTCTGTTAGACTCAGGTAATAATGCAAATATTCGTCCGAATATGCGTTTATACTATTTAGAGACTATACTACCAATAGTTAGGAAAATGAACTTTGGACTCGAAAGGTTCTTTGGCTTTGAGATTAACGAAGATGTTACTAATATTCCTGCGTTACAGCCAGAACTACGAGATCAATCACAATACTTTGCATCACTTGTTAATACAGGAATTATCTCAGTTAATGAAGCAAGAACTGTACTAGGGTATGAGGCAATGGAAGGCCACAACGAGCTTCGCGTACCTGCAAATATCGCAGGAAGTGCTGCAAACCCAGACGAGGGTGGTAGACCCACAGAATCTAATTCAGGAGATGATACTAATGTCGAATAACAGACAAAAACAAAAAGCAGTAAAAGACCTAAGTTTTTACTTTGCAGAAAAAGGCAAGTTCCTTTCGCAAAAAGAATATATTGATGCTGAGGATAAGCCTATCGCTTTTTCTCACATTCGTCGTATTTTTCGCAGTTACTCAAGACTTCTTGAGATGCTGAAAAAGCAACAACCAGAACTGATAGACATGGTTGAAAAAAAGGTAGCACCAAAGCCGGCCCCTGCCCCAGCAGCGCCTAAGCCAGCCCCTGTTGCTCCTTCACAACCAAAGCCAGTGGCTTCGGTTAAGCCTGCTGTTAAACCAGCAGTTAAAGTGGATAAAGATGATGAATAAAATCTTCAATCTTACATCTACCTTTAAGTCTCATGTCGATGACGATGGATCTATTGTTATCCGTGGAATGGCAAGCACTGCTGACTTCGATCGCGCGGGTGACTCTATTTCAGCAGAAGCCTGGACTAAAGGTGGATTGAAAAACTTTGAAAAGAATCCTATTATTCTTTTCAACCATGACTATGACCGACCAATTGGTCGAGCTACAGGCATGAAAACTGGACCAAACGGTCTAGAACTTGAGTGCAAGATCAGTAAAAGTGCCCCAGGCAATGTTGCTGAGCTAGTTAAAGAAGGTATCCTTGGAGCATTTTCTGTTGGTTTCCGAGTCAAGGATGCTGATTATATTAAGGAAACTGACGGACTTATGATAAAGGATGCTGAGTTGTTTGAAGTATCGGTAGTATCGGTACCCTGCAATCAGGCAGCTACTTTCTCACTTGCGAAATCTTTTGACTCAGAAGCTGAGTACAAAGAATTCGTAAAAACTTTTAAATCAACCAATCGTGTGGATCTAGCCGGTCAGTCTCTGGCTAAGGACGAAGTTAATGCTTCTAGCATAGCTAGTGACGCACCGAAAAGCGTGGGCAAAATGCCCGCAGATCAGGAGATCAAGATGGAAAATCAAAACATCGACTTGGAAGCTTTTGCAAAGAAAGTAGCTGAAGATACAGCCGCCAAAATCGCAATGAAGCAAGCCGAGCAAAAAGCAGCTGAGAAAGCAGAAATGGAAAAAGCGCAAGCTGAAGCCACCGCTATCGAAGCACAAGAAATCCGCGTTACTACTGGTATCCAGTCTGGCGTAGAAAAACTTATGGCAGACGTCGAAGCTAAACTGGCTGAGAAAGATGCTAACATGACTGAAGTTCTTAACTCTTTCAAGAAAGACCTCGAAGAGAAGAATGCAGAAATCGAAGCTATGCGTAACAGCAAGCGTGCTTTCGGCGATCGCTCAGAAGGCAAAGGCGACATGAGCAAGTTTGCTCAAGAGTTTATGCAGGCTAGCCTGCTTGGTACTATGACTGGTAAAGGCTTTGCCGGTACTCAGTTTGGTCAAAACGTACTTGCAAAAGCTGGTATTGACTATGCTACCAACGCACCTGACATTGATCAGGAAGTTTCTCGTATGATTGAGAAAGAAGTTACTTTGAACTTGCGTACAGCTGGTCTGTTCCGTGAAATCAAAGTGAATGGCGCTGCTACTGTATTGCCAATTCAGCCAGATGTTGAACCAGCTACCTTCCAAACTGGTGCTGCTTCTGCCGGTAACCTCGAAAACCGTGGTGCCTCAGACAACACTTATAAGCCTTCTCAGGTTATCCTGAATGCTTACCGTTTGATCAGCCAGACTTTCATGGACAACCATGTTGACGAAGAAGTACTTGTTAACTTGATGCCTATGTTGATCGATTCAGTAGCCCGCGCTCACGCTCGTGCTGTTGATAACGCTGTCATCAACGGTTCTGGTTCAATCACCGGCCTTGACGGCTACGCAACTGCCGACGCTACTACCTTGAGTATTGGCGGTGGTGATGCTCTTACTGCTGCTGCTCTGTTGGCTGCTCGTAAGAACATGGGCAAGTATGGTATTAACCCATCTGACGTTGCTTATATCGTATCACAGGCTCGTTACTACGAACTCATCGAAGATGCCGGTTTTGCCGACATTACTGATGTAGGTTCTGATGTTGCTACTAAACTTACCGGTGCTATCGGTGGTGTTTATGGCTCACCAGTAATCGTATCTGACAGCTTCGCTGCAGAAGCCGCTGGTGTACCAGCAGCATTCGCAGTTAACCTGCGTAACTACGTTATCCCACGTCTTCGTGGCGTAACTGTAGAGCAGGATTACGAAGTTGGTAATCAGCGTCGTGTTATCGTTGCTACTCAATCACTCGGTTTTGAAGAGTTGGTTGCAGATACAGCAGGTAACCGTTCAGCTGTTAAGATCGACCTCGCAGTTTAATCTACAAGAAAGACGAGAGGGGAGTTCGCTCCCCTCAAGTTTTTACTAATGGACTCATATGACAAATTTAGTTACAATTGAAGAATATAAAGAAGCAGAGGGTATCCAATCTCCCAAGGATGATCTGCGTCTGAATAATTTAGTACCGTCAGTGAGTCAATTAGTAAAAACTTATTGTGGCAATAGCCTTATAGACTTTTATTCTACTAATAAAGTAGAAACTCTTAATGTAGATTGGGATACCAC